TTGTGGTGCTAATGCAGTTCATATGAGTTATTTACAAGAATATATTGCGAGTATGTGTGGTGTCAATATGGGCTTTTATACTCAGTTTACACACAACCTTCATGCTTATTTAGATACACTTACTCCGTTAAAAAATATGCAACCTGACTATGACTCATATGCAGTTAGGCAAATAGAATACCAAACACCTTTAATGACTTACCCTAAAACATTTGATGAAGAATTAAAAATATTTATGGTTGGTCAAATGCGTAGAGATTTTAAAAACAAAATATTTACCGAAGTAGCTTTACCCATGTGGAAGTTATGGACAGCATGGAAAACTAAAAGCTATTTAGAATGTATGGATGCTTTGTCAGAAATCAAGTCGGAGGACTGGCATATTGCATGTAAAGAGTGGATTAATCGTAGAAAGGATAAACTCAAATGACAAAAGAAAAAGAATATAGCAAAATTATAAAACAAACAGAAATCATATGTGCAGAGGACTGGACTTCACTCGACAGAGCCGAAGAAGACTATGGCGATAGTTGGCGTAAACGAGGTGGTATTGGTGCTTTTATGATGTTGGCTCGTAAGTGGGATCGCATTGAAAAACAAGTTTATGATTATACTTATGATATTTTTCTAGCCCTAGAGGAGGACAAAAGACCTGAGGGGCTTATGGATGATATTAAAGACTTGCGACGTTATTTATTATTAGTAGAAGCACATATGCGAACAAAGGATAAATGAACAAAGTAAACTTAGATACAAAGGCAATAGCCTCTTGTGAGGAATGTAATGTTCGTATTGAAACTACTTTCCGTAAATTAAAAAACAAGTGGAACATCTGTATGAGATGTGGCACACCAATGAAAGTGAGAGTAAAAGAAGATGCAGTTCCCGTTGTTCACACCACCGACTGAGTGGGTTATGCCAGATGGCTATCCTAACTTAGCCCATGCAAAAGAAGTAGCGATTGACTTAGAAACTAGAGACCCTAACTTACTATCACACGGTAGTGGTTGGGCTAGAGGAGATGGCGAAGTTATAGGAGTAGCAGTATCTGCTGGAGCTGACTCATGGTACTTCCCGATACGACACCAGAACGGTGGTAACCTTGACCCTAAACAAACACTCGCATGGGTAAAAGATTTATGTAGTGTTGAACGTGATTACATTATGCACAATGCTTTGTATGATGCTGGATGGTTATGGCGAGAGGGTATAGAAGTAAAAGGTAGAATTATTGATACCATGATAGTAGGAGCACTACTTGATGAAAATAGATTTAGTTATGCTCTAAATGCACTTGGTCGTGATTATCTAGGTCAACGCAAAAACGAAACAGAACTTAATGAAGCCGCTCAGTCTTTTGGAGTCAATGCAAAAAGCGAGATGTGGAAACTTCCTGCTCACTTTGTTGGTGCTTATGCAGAACAAGATGCAAGTTTAACATTAAAGTTATGGAAACGATTTCAGACTGAGATGGCTAAAGAAGATATTAATGATATATTTACACTAGAAACTAACGTGCTCCAAGTCGTATTAGCTATGCGAAAACAAGGAGTTAGAGTAGATTTAGAAAAAGCAGAAGTGTTAAAGGATAGGCTAGAAAAACAAGAACAAGAAGTATTGGCTTCTGTAGGTGGTCAGGATATTGATATCTGGGCGGCTCAGTCTATTGCGAAAGCATTTGATGAAGTTGGGCTGAAGTATCCTAGAACACAAAAGATAGATGCACCAAGCTTCACTAAAAACTTTCTAGCTAACCATGAACATGAGTTACCTCGTGCAGTCGTTAGGGCAAGGGAACTAAATAAAGCTAGAACTACATTTATTGATACAATACTCAAACACCAACATAATGGTAGAATATATGCCGAAGCTCACCCTCTGCGTAGTGATGGTGGTGGCACAGTCACTGGCAGATTTAGTTATACTAATCCTAACCTTCAGCAAGTTCCTGCAAGGAATGCTGAGATAGGTCCAATGATACGTAGTTTGTTTTTACCTGAAGAGGGTGAGTTGTGGGGGGCATTTGATTATAGTAGCCAAGAGCCTCGCCTAGTTGTTCACTACGCAGGATTGATGAACTTTACGGGAGCACAAAAATTTGTTGCTGAGTATGCAAAAGATAAAATGACTGACTTCCATCAACTCGCGGCAGATATTGTTGGAGTTCCTAGGAAACAAGCAAAAGATATAAACTTGGGTCTGTTTTATGGAATGGGTAAGAATAAATTAGCAGAGCAGTTAGGTTTGGAGTATGAAGATGCACAAGAACTCTTCGCACAATACCATGCCAAAGTTCCTTTCGTACAAGAGTTAGCTACCTTTGCTATGAATAAAGCAAGTAAGAAAGGTGTAATACGAACATTGTTAGGTCGTAAGTGTAGGTTTGATAAGTGGGAACCAAACATGTATGGAACATTTAAACCACTATCATACGAAGATGCGTATGCTGAACATGGTCCAGCTATCAAAAGGTGTTTTACTTATAAAGCCCTCAACAAACTTATACAAGGTTCAGCCGCAGATCAAACCAAACAAGCAATGGTCGCTTTACATAAAGAAGGAATATTACCAATGATACAAGTACACGATGAACTTGACATAAGTGTAACGAGTGAAAAACAATGTAAACAAATACAAGAAATTATGGAGGAGTGTGTAACTCTACAAGTGCCAAGTGTAGTAGACGTTGAGCTTGGTAACAGTTGGGGTGAGGCGAAACAAACACTCAGTGATAAACCATGGACGAGGGGATTAAGTAGTGGACACAGTGAGCAACCAAATTAATTATGATAAGATTGAAACTATATATGATGCACAATTTATTAATCGGTATCACACAGTACCACTTGGCGGATTGAGGCAAACTGTGGGTGCTCACTCTTATGCTGTCGTAGTTTTATTAGATCAACTATGGGATAACTGCTCCAAGAGTCTATTACTTTCTGCCCTCTACCACGACGTACCTGAGATAGTATTAGGTGATATCCCAGCGACGGCTAAGTGGGAATACCCTGAGATAAAGAAGGCATTTAAAAAAGCAGAAGACAAAGTAGCTAAGGATCTAGGTATAAACTTTGTGTTAACAGAACGTGAAACAAACAGACTAAAAATGGCAGATATGTTAGAGTTAGTCATGTACTGTCATAAACTTAATGATAGTAACCCTCGCATGAAACTTATTATGCAGACTGGTGTTAACTATCTTATGGATAATTACTCTTCACTCTCCGACTTTGAACCAGTCAGGCAAGTGCTTAGACATTTAAAATTAATTATTTGAACACTTAGGTGTTTACATTTTTAAAGTCCTGCCTTTATAATATAGCATATTTGTAATAAAGGAGGTTTACTATGGATTTACAAATTATTGATTGTTGTATTTGCCACAAGCAAATAGAACCAGACCGTACCGAAAGTGGTGAAATATATTGGACACAAGGTAATGATGCCATGCCAATACACGATGGTAGATGTTGTAACAAGTGCAATGCAGAGATTGTTGTCCCTGCTAGGTTTACTGAAATTAAACTAGGAGGTGGTACATGAGTATCAATCAAGAAATGGCTGAAGTATATGAAGAGTACTTGCGTGACCACATACAAGAATATGTGGTTACTGAGTTTTTAGGTAGAGGTAAGTATAAGAAAACACACTTCAACCTAAATGAAGGTTACAAGGCTCAACAGTTTGTTGACCAACTCAAAGAGCAAGGTGGCAAAGCTATGCTCTACGGTATTTCATTACCACCTGATCGCACTCTACCCATTCAGGTTACACTATGAATATATTTATGCTTGATAACAGTATGGACAAATGTGTTCAGTATCATTGTGATAAACACATTGTCAAAATGCCGTTGGAAACTGCACAGATGGTTTGCACTATCGCACATAGGTATATGAGTCCACCCTACTTACCAGTTCATGCCAAGCATCCATGTACCTTATGGGGAGGCAGAACTAAAGGTAATTTCTTTTGGTTGGTTATGTTTGGATTAGCTTTATGTAAAGAGTATACTTTCAGGTATGATAGAACACACAACTGTGAAAAAGTATTATTTGAAGTTGGTAATGAGTGTTTTGATTATCTCCCTCCTGGAGTAATCACTGATCCACCCCAAGCCATGCCTGATGAGTACAAAAACCCTGATGTAGTAAAAGCCTATCGCAAATACTACTATTATGAAAAAAGTCGGTTTGCCAAATGGACAAAGCGACCTAAACCCTTTTTTATGGAGGAAGGATATTATGAAGCCCTTAGAGCCTAATTTTGAAATTTATGACCTTAACGGTAAATTTCTTGTACGTTATGTAAGACCACTAGATACTGGAGCGAAAAGACATGTAACTGACAGCATGGAAAATGCTTTGAGGTTTATACAATCGTTTTATGAAAAGCCTACTAACAATCGTGTAGTACAGTTTAAAAAAACCGATGCTGATAAACCACGCCACCCATACGATCGTGATGATGACTACTGGGAAAACCAAGAAGGTATGACAACACGAACACCAGTTGGTAATGACTACGATGATATATATGAGTTTACATTGGAGCAAGATGATGACAAAACTGACTGATGAAGTATGGCAAGACTTTTACGATTTTGTTTTACAAAATGCTTGGGATAAAAACCCCAAGAGTAAAGCAGAGTTAGCTAAAAAGTATGGCGTCCGTATAAATACTATTAGTAGATGGATTGATAAGTTTAAATTGCATAAGTATATTCGTGATGGTAGGTCTGGTGTTCACTCACACAATAAAGTAGATAGGAACTTGCAGATATACGAGGACTACTGGAAGGGAAACAAGACCCTTGCGAAGTTAGGTGCAGAGCATAATATGTCACGTCAACGTGTTCATACCATTGTAAGAACTATGGAACAGCACAGATTAAATGGACAACTTTAAACTTGTACTCAAGCATCCATTTGCTACTATTAATAATATTTAAATGTAAACATCTCGTAGAAAGGAGATAACAATGCAAATCAAACCATTACCACCTAAGGAAGACCAGTTAGTAGAAGGTGATGTTAAAATACGTCAGCATTTACCTACTCGGTTACAACATGGTCCACTCGCATTAGCAAAAGAGTGTATGGAATTAAGTACTAAAATTCAAGTACTTACCGAGGATTACTTGTTCTGTACTATGTTTATGGAGTACATTAATATGAAGGATCCAACCTTATATCAGCAAGGTAAATTAGTTGCCGAGGCTACACTTAAGAAGGATGCAAAACAATGAGGCATACTTTTAAAGTTACCTATCCCGATGGGGATATGGAGTATTGGCATAACTCAATAGCTGAAGTTGTGCCTGAGCTGAAGCGTGTGCAAAAGCTTCATGATGATAAAGTGCAAATTGATTTAGTTCCATGGATGCCATCGGCTCCATGGGGTTATCATAAACCAGTTATAAAAGTTTCGGGAGGAGGGGACGCTCCTTTCAAAAAACACGACGGTGAGTAGCGTGTTCAATGGTGTGGATGCACATGCAAAGTGGCTCCCAAAGGAGTTTCCAGATTTACTCCGTTATGAAACGCCTTTGTGTGTGGACGCCTTAATATCGTACTGAGAACTAGTAATGTAGCTCAGGTAGGCTGATGGGTTTGTTCCCCTCGATAAAAAAGGTTAATGCCCGAATCTACACCATACTCACACTTTTATTAATCTATTATAGAAAGGAATAGTAATGTCAGTCACAAAAACAAACGGTTATCGTAGTAGAACCGACCAACAACCACGACGTATTGTATCTACTCGTATTATGATACAATGGAATGATTCACCTAAGGAAGAAGTAAGTCACCACGACATGCCTGAGGGTGTAGCAGAAAGTTATGACCATTGGTTAACTTTAATTGAAGATGAAGAAAACAAAAAGAGGGGCTTATGATTTGTTGGGTTATCGTAATGTTATTTGTCATTTGGATATTCTTTTAATACCTCAGGTAATATCACTTGGTATAATTAAGTATAGCAAACAACAAGGAGGTCTATATGGCTAAGAGTTATGTTGAAAAACAAGCCAATCGTAACTTTGTTATGATTAATCAAGCTGATACTATCCAGGATCTAAAGTATATACAAGATATTATACACAATAATTCTGGTATGGATATTAGTTTGCAACAAGTCGTTAACCACTTAATCCACTTTTACTTAAAGGAGCGTTGATATGGGTGTACCACAAGAAGGTGAAACGTATTTAGATGCGTTAGAAGGTCGTGACCTTATGTATCATTTACTTGAGTTATATGAAAAAAATGAAATAGAAGGTGATAGCTTTACACAGTTCTTAGTTGACAATTTAGGCGATGACACATTTGATAAATCAAGTGATGATGTTGTCGTAGAATATATAAAAGAATGTTTAGGGGAAAGGATTAAAGAATATGACGATACCTAATTATATGGGGATGACCTTCAAAGAACTGCATCAAGCCGTTGTTGATTGGCATCACAAAAGAAATCTGATTGATGGTAGCACCGATCAGGCACAACTAGCAAAGCTCGCCGAAGAAGTCGGTGAGTTAGCAAGAGCATTGCGTAATGAAAAGCCATTAGCCAACTATCAAACTGCTGATGCTATTGGTGATATATTAGTTGTATTGATTAATATAGCCGTTCGTAATGGTCTTAGCTTACGGACATGTTTACACAGAGCGTTCAACGATATTAAAGAACGTAAAGGTAAATTAGTTGATGGCATTTACATAAAGGAGGAAGACCTTGGGTAAAGTAAAACAATTATGGCAAGATGAGATTGATCAAGCCCTTGAGGAATACCGTGATGAAATTAGTTTAGATTATGGTTGGAAAGATAGCAGGAGCGTCACCAATGTGAAAAATGCTAAGATAAGATTAGTTAGCAAACTACACGCTTGTGGATGTACTGCTGACCACATTGAACAAATAGTAGATACCGAATGCCCCTAAACGACGAACTTGATGATATCCTTAGGGAGTTTGCCGAAGCTCAAGGTATAAAGATGGAAGAGGTTACGGTTGAGCCTCTTCCTACACTTACCACCACTCCTCTGCCTCCACTCAAGTATCGTGCAAAACATCTGTTTGATTATGGTAAAGGTGAAACACCAGTCAAAAGAAAACGTAAAAAGAAAAAACAAAAGAGGAAACAAGAGCCTTACATACGGTCAGCTAGACTGCAAGAAACAAACAACAGTAAATCAAACTACAATATGTTTACTACAACGACTGAAGAGCGGATTGAACCATTTCATCGTGAGTCATTATTACATTGTACATTAGATGAAGTACCAAGATGTTATTGTTGTGGAGCTCCGCCCCCGACTCTTGGCGAGTTCTTCTACTCTATGTTCACATTGATTTATAAGTGTGATTCGTGCTACAAAGTATTCCCTCATTATTTCTCCATGAGAAAAGCCTATCGGCAACAAAACCTTTTTTATCCTACAAAACAAAAGACAAAATAATGGTACCTCATGGTATATCATGGGTTATTATTAAATATGGTTAAATTTTATGAAAGGAGTAGCCATGCAAATAGAAACTAATATTTTTGATACAATGGATATTACTTACCATGAATGGTTTGCAAATATCGTTGAGGTGTGGGCTTATGCAGAAGGTAAGCGTTGTGGTCTCGGTCCATTCGGGGTTCGCAACTATCCAAAGTCTGGTAAGTATATGGTTCATTGTAGCGATACAGATAGCTTTTACATATTGGCTGATACCGATATGGATGCAGTTGTTTTAACTTATACTTGGTGCGATGGTCACACACAACTTTGCGAGGCAATGTACCTTCAAGTAGATGAGCTAAATCAAGGTGAGCAGTTTGTACATGATATGTTATGGCATCTGGTTCGTAAAAGCAGTAGCTTCTACAAAAAAACTTCTTAACGACAAGTTAGTGCTACCTCATGAACTATCATGGGGTACACTATATGTATATTTTAACTTTAATATCTTAGGAGTTAGTCATGTTTGAACGTGCTACTAAATATTTTACAGAGCTTTACAACTCTGCAGAATACAAAAATAAAGCAAAGTGTTTTTCAGGGGGCGTCTTAGTTACAGAGGCTCAAGCAATATGCCAACATGAAAATGTGTGGACTTGGTCACCTAGTGATGTGGAAGAACTTACTATTGTTCGTATGCCACAACAACCGATGCCATGTGCCGAATCTATTATGGTTGTATATGAAAAGTTTTTTCACAAAGAAATCGGTAAAGCAAAACCTGTTAAAGAAGTTTGGTATTGCGACTGCACACACAGTCTTGATTCTTGTTTAGCAACCATCACTAATAACTTTTTACTATAGGAGGAAAAATAATGAAAGTTAAAAATTTCATCAAATGTCTTGAGTCTCTTGACGAAGAAGGTATAGACGATCCTTACGAGCTAGAAATGGTTTTGCACCCCTCAGTCAACATGGGGGCAGACCTAATTTGGTTCGGTATGGGGTACAGTCATAATAAACATATGATATATTTTACAACTAAAACGACTCTCCTACAAGAGGGCTATAGTGAAGAAGTTATAAAATCAATGGAGGAAGCCAATGCAGTATGAAGTAAGAACCATGCCCGATGGGGTCTATGTGGTAGTGGCTGACGGTAAACCAGTCACCCAACATAATTCGTATACCGACGCACAAAGGGTCTCGGATCATATGAATAAATTAGCAGAGTACAAAAAAGAGCAACAACGCATTGATGAAAAGCGAGGTTTGTACCCTGAACATGAAGACATTGCTAATTAAAATTAGACTTTACTATATAGTACTAAAATGAAATTAGAGTGAAATACAAAATCAGATATTATAATATACGATATCTAATATCGATTATTTCCGTTTCGCGACAACAAGTGGAGTTCTTCGGCGACGATTAGATTTCACTTGTTGCTTCTATTAAGCAGAGTTATATAATATAGATATGGCTAGAGCTAAAATAACACACCGACCTAAACTAGAAGTGGTCGCTAATCCTAAAGTAAGTTTTGGATTGACACCCAAACAAGAAAAGTTTTGTAAAATCTACGCTACTCAGGAGGTAACACAGACTGAGGCGGCGATGGAAGCAGGATACGCAAAGTCCAATGCTCATGCGATTGCTAGTAAGATGTTAAATGGAAGAGACTTTCCACAGATACTAGATAGAATACATCAATTAAAGATGGAACTACAACAGAAGTATGAAGTTACTTTTGAAAGTCACGTTCGTAAACTATCACAAATACGAGACGATGCGATGGCTAACCAGAATTATGCGTCAGCAGTCGCGGCTGAAAAAGCTAGAGGTCAGGCGGCTGGATTATATATAGATAGAAAAGAAATACTCCACGGAAAGATTGACCAGATGGATAGAGACGAAGTTATGAAAGAAATAAAACGTATACAAGAAGAGTTCCCACAACTCGTGAATCATGTAGAATCTGAATCAAAAAAGTAAATAATCAGCAGATAAAAAAAGTACTCATTATGAGCAATTAGGTGTTTACAATGACGAACCCATGTAGTACTCTATAAGCATAACTTAAACAACAAATCTCGTAGAAAGGAGATTAAAATGGCTAAATCAGCTTTAAAGGTAAAGGCTCCTCAAAAGCCTATCACATTCACTGGTATTACAAGCTTATCAGCTGAGCGTATCAAATCCCGTGAGGGTGTTACTGTTGCCGATATTACGGCATTTGTTCAGCAGAATGCTGGGGGTAATATCAACAATGTTGGTGTTCGTCTTGTTGAGGGTGTTAACGTCAAGGACAAGTTACCTTTTCCGTGGGAAAAACAAAAAACCTTATATGAGGAAAATGGTACTGCTAAATCCACCCTCCGTGCTAAGGTCGTCTGGCAGTTAATTAATTGTCAACAAGGTAAAGATCCTCTTACCTTAGCTATGGTAGATCAATACCATAAATCAATTAAGGCAAGATCGTTCCACGCTTTAATTGACGCTCTTAATGGTGGACAGTCCGCTAAGTCTACTTCGTGGGGTAAAAACTTCGTAGAGTTATACGTTATCCCAAAACAATAAACATCAGCCCCCAGTTTTAGGACTGGGGGTTTTTTTAGACCTAACAAAATGATTAAACCTGAAACTAAATTTTGGAACATAATTAAAAAACAGACTGAGGGAATGTGTCACTGGAGTAGGCTAGAATCCTACACGGCGACTGGAATACCTGACCTGAGTGGATGTTATAAGGGGAACGAAGCTTGGTTTGAATTAAAGGTTTTGACAACAAGAAACGACAAGAGTTACCCATCGTTTAGACCTTTGCAGATTGCTTGGCAGACCTTAAGAACTCAGCATGGAGGTCGGGTTTATAACTTGGTTCATCATCCTTCCTCCCAGAGCGTATTAATTATTGATGGAAAGAACCTTGGAGCGAGATTGATGGATGGTGACTTTTCGTACGATGCGAAGCGACCGATCAACATGGATCAAAACGCATGGCAAGTCTTATTTTCTCAAATGTTCTCGGGACAGGATGGATGGATGGATTGAGGATTCTATTTGAATCATATATACATGTACCATCACATATACAGTAATATACTTGATTCCAATTGATTCACGACGAGAAGAAAAAATCGTACGACACTTTTGTTATTGCTCTATTTAAATCATGCCCCATACTATTTAAATAATTAATTAAAACCTAAGGAGTTAACAATGAGTCAAGAAACATTTACAATATGCAGAGGTAAACTAGAGCCTGGACAATCCGTACTTGCCTACCAAAGACAAGGCAAAGATTTTGCGACCAAATGGGAAGCAATGAAGTTTGTAATGGAAGATGTCCAAGGCTACATAGATTTTTACAAAACGTATGGCTATCCCACCGATAAAAAAGCGTTGGAATACAGTTTGTATGAAGATGGATTCCTGATGGATACGTTGAGGTTCAGGATGGATGGAAAGCTTTTTACTGAGTTAGTTTAATTCAGGGGGGCTCTGCCCTCCTTCTTTTTTGTTTGGTCGAGCGGAGTCAATTTGATTCAGCCAGTTCAGACATGACAATCTTTTTATTGCTCTATACAAATCACAAGTAATAATAAAAACATAACTTAAACAAATAAGGAGCTAACAATGCAAACATTTAATTTTATTCTAGCGTGGGTATGCGTTCTACTGTCCCTAGCTTTTCTTGCTATGTGTATATTAACAATGGAGTGGCAACTCATACTATGTGGTATGGCAGTCACTTTTATTATGGTATTAACTTTGCACCACGAGCTAAGTAAATGATATTGTTATATGTGGTAGCAATCCTGATGGCAGTATTATTATTTGCCTGATGGATTGTTGTACCTTGTCGCGTGCTCAATCATATGATGACAGCGTGGCATATATGTAAATCACAATCACAAATCAAAAAAGGTAGCTGTTGCAAAAATACCACACAAAATAAAAAAAGTGTAAAAAAAGTAAATTAAGTGTTTACAAGGTATTTTGTATTTGCTATTCTACAATGGCAATTATGCATTAACTAACTTAAAGGGGTTTAACAAATGTTAAATTTTACTACAAGTTTACAAGGGCAAGTAAACCAAAAAAACGCCCACACTTTAGTAGCCAATATGGTTGCATTTATAAATGCTAATGGTGGCATACATAAATGGGGCTTACAGCTAAATAAAAATGCCTTTACTGCTAATGGCACTTTATTTGGTGGTGTTAATGCTAAAGGTACACTTTGGCAACCAATGCTTAAAGCACAACAAGCACAAAATAGTGTAGCTGGGGCTATATTATGGGCTTGTGTAAATGGTGTTAACCAACAAGCTATTACAAAGCTTAAAGGCAAAACTACTTGCCCAAAGGTACATGCAACACTTGTTAATATGGTTGTACCTAGCCAAGCAAAGGTAGTGCCTTTGGCAAGTATACAACAAATTAGCCAATTAAGTGGCAGTAGCATATTAGCAAATGCCAATAGCCAAAACGGTTGTAGGCAAAACGCTTTAGGTGCAGTTTTAATAGGTAGCTTTAGCTACTTAGCCAAGCACACATACGGTACTAACTTTGGTACACTAGTAGCCCTTAAATAGGGGCTACTGCTAGGGCTATGGCGTTACAACCATAGCCCATTTTTTTGGGTAGTTACTTAACATGTTAACGGTCGCCCCCCTGACGGGGAGATATACATGTATGTGCG